AGATCGAGCTCGGTCCCGAGGGCGGCGCGCGAGCCGATCGTGTCGAGCGGCTTGATCGGGTCGTCGATCACGATCCGGTGGGCGTGGCGTCCAGTGACGCCGCCCTTGATCGAGGTCGAGAACCGGATCCCTCCGGCCGCGTTCTCGAGCCGCTGGACGGATCGGCTCGCAGTGTGAGGGAACCGAACCTCCGGCCATCGGGCCTGAAACCACGGCGAGTCGACGAGGGCCTTCGTCTTCGCGGCGTCTCTCTTTGAGAGGGCGTCGGAGTAGGTCGCGAAGATGTAGCGGAGCGCCGGGTCGACCTGGATCCACTCCCAGATAGGCCAGCAAACGGCGGCCGTGAGGCTCTTCGTCATGCCGGGCGGCTCATTGATGACGAGGTCTCGGATCTCTCCGGCGGAGACCGCCTCGAGGACCTCGCAGACGAGGCCGTGATGCCAGCCGATCACGAGCGGGTCTCGGTCGAGCCGCTCCCAGGCGATCCGGAGGAACCCGAGGAGGCCCCGGCGCGCGATCTCGCGGTCAAGCTCGACCTCATCCGGGAGCTCCTCGAGGGCGGACGACGGGAGCTCGACCCCGGACATCAATCCTCCGCGTCCGGCGAGATCTTCCGCCGGAGCTTCCGGAGCTCGAAAAGCTCGTCTTCCGAGAGCTTCGAGAGGTCGACCGACGCGGAGACCGTCCCCGAGTGCTCCGCGTGAACCTCGAGACGCTTCCCGAACTCTGCCGGGTACAACTTCTCGAGGACCCAGGCCCCGGCCCTCCAATCCCCGTTCGCCGCCTTCTGGATCAAGCCGAGCATGTAGGCCTGGGTCGTGCTCTCCGCCTTCCTCACTCGAGCGTAGAACTCCGCGAAGAAGGCCTCCGACTCCGAGAGCTCGACCTCGACCCCGGCCTCGATTCCCGCCTCCCGCTTCTCCCAGGCCTCGCGTCCCCGGTTTTCGTAGCTCCAAAGGGTGACCTTCGAGATCCCGGCCTGGGCGGCGGCGACCTGCCGCGAGGCCCCGACCGCGAGCACGGAGAGCGCGGTCTCGAGGATCGACGGGTCGATCTCCGCCTTCGTCCGCTTCTTCACTTCGCGGCCTTCCGCTTCTTCCGTCGCTTCCCGGTCGCGGTCTGTCCGAGTCGTCCGCGGGCGGTCTTCACGTGGGCGGGGTCGAGCTCGACGAGGACCGCGTCGAAGCCCTCCGCCTGACACGCGAGGCCGGTCGAGCCGGAACCGCCGAACGGATCGAGGACCTTCCCGCCCGGCGGCGTCACGAGCCGGACGAGCCATTGCATGAGGGCGACCGGCTTCACCGTGGGATGCGCGTTCGCGCGTCGCCCCGATCGACCGGCGCCGGCGCGTGGGGACTGCGCGCCCTTCGTGCCGGGGGGGGTCTCCCGGTTGATGACTCTGGGCGCGACGCCGGCGAGGCCCGCCTCGCGCTCGGCCCGGCTCGCCTTCGCCGTGTAGAAGAACCGGGAAGCGCCGCCGGCGTCCCCGTAGGTGTACTCCGCGCCCGAGGGTCTCTCGGCGCCGATCGCATACGCGGCGCCGGGCGGACCGGTCGCGACGCTCGATCCGATGTTGCCGCGCGAAGCGAGCTCCCCCACCTCCCCGTCGAGCCTCGCGGCGGCCTCCTCGTCGAGGACGACGTTCGCGGGCCAGCGGCCGGCTCCGATGTCGCTGATCGTGGCGTTGCCCCCGATCCCGAAGAGGCCCGTTCCTGGGTACCCTTCGTCCCGCGTGCCACCCTCTGTCCCGATCCGCGTCCCGTCGACGTTGATCCCGCCCGTCCCGTGCTCCAGGACGTTCGCGGCGACCGTCCCGGCCAGCGGCTTGCGGGCGAGCAGGATCGGCTCCCATGCGGGCTTGAGGGCCGTCCCCCATCCGGACCATCGGGCGGCGTCCTCCGTGACTGGGGTCCCCTTGCTCACGACCGATCGCGCGGGCTGCGGAGGATCGCTCGTCTGGATCATCGCCCCGGAATCCGTGACAATCCGGTCTGACCGCTCCGCTCCGGCCGCCGCGTCGAGGGCCTTCGACACGTCGAGCGACTTCGGGAACCCCGTCCCGAATATCCACATCAGGCAATCGCGGACCTCCCAGCCAGCATCCTCGATCGCGACGACGAGCCGGTGGTAGAGGCGCGGCGCCCCGAAGGCGACGAGATGCGCGCCCGGCTTCGCGACCCGGAGAAGCTCCGCCCAGGTCGCCGGATCGGGGAGGGCCTTGTCCCAGTCCCGCCCCATGAACGCGAGCCCATAGGGCGGATCGGTCACGATCGCATCGAAGCTCGCGTCGGGGTACTTCGGGAGGACCTCGAGGTTCGGTCCGCAGACGACCTCGATCGTCGCATCGCTCTCCGCGTGGAGGGCCGGCTCCGGCTCCGGCGGCGGCTTCGGAGGAGCGAGCCCGGCGAGGAACGTCACGAGCTCGGCCTCCGACCAGCCGATCGCGGACCGCCTCTCCGGGTCGAGCTCCTCGAGGAGAGACCGCAGGCCGACCGGCTCCCACGACGCGAACTCCGCGGCCCGGTTGTCCGCAAGGGCGATCTCATCCGCCCGGCGGTCGTCGACGTCCAGGAGCTTGCACGGAACAACGTCGAGGCCGAGCTTCCGCGCCGCCCGGATCCGGAGATGCCCGCCGATGACCCGCCGGGTCGAGCGCTGGACCAGGACGTCCGCGCCCCAGCCGACCGCGCCGATCGTGGACGCGAGTCGCGAGCTCCCCTCGTCCATGCCGGTTCGGGGGTTCTTCTCCCAGAGCGTGAGGTCTTCGATCGGGATCCGAGCGTACTCCGCCGCCTCGATCTCCGCCGCGATCTCTCTCGCGCGACCGTTCAGAATCCCGGGTTCCTGTTCCATCTCCCCCATCTTAGCCTTCCCTTCTCCGGACGTAGACTTCGACCCTCGGAGAGTCCCGCGAGACCTCCCGGGACTTCCGTTCGACGAGGGCCTGCCGGTCGTCCCTCCAGAGGATCCCGTTGCACGCGTCGAGGATCGCCTTCTCGATGTTGTCGACGTCCCGTGTCCTCCGGTCCGGGAGGTAGATCCGGAGCTCCAGGACCCACTCCGCGGAGCACCAGTCGCAAGCGCACCGAGGGGACCGGGAGCCTCGAGGCCGGGGCCGCTCCTTCTCGCAGTCCGACGGGCTGGGCCAGCGGACATCCCTCCGCCGGAGCGCGCCGTCCGGCTCGATGATCCACCTCGACGCGGTGAGGGCCTGGGCCGCGACGATCCGCTGGTACGCAACCGTCGATCGGGGCGTGTACCACCGGCCGGACCGAGGATCCCTCCTCGCTCGCTCCTTCGGCCTCGGAACGCCCTCGACGACGAACTCCGCGGAGAGGGTCACGGTCGCCCCCGATGGTCGAGAGCTCCCGGGGGGATCACGGGCTCGACCTCCTCCTCGTCCGCGAGGATCCCGACGAGCGTCCGCGGCGGAGGAGGCCCGGTCCGCTCCCGGAGCCACGCCTCGAGGGCGGCCGGGAGGATCTCGCGGAGGATCGCAGCCTGCGGGACACGGGTCCGCGCGGAGGCCTCCCGGAGCTCCTCGAGGAGAGCGACCGGGAGGGAGATCGATCCGAAGCGGCTCATCTTTTCCTCCGGTGCTTCGAGGCCTCCGGACAAGTCGCGAAGTGGGACTTCCGACGTACTCCGGAGCACCCGTCGACGGGTTCGAGGGGTCCGGCGATGATCGCCTCGAAGCCCTCGCAGGGCTTCCCTCCCGAAGCGCACGACGAACAAGGCCGATCCGGGTCGCAGGCCGGGGAGAGCGGCCGGATCGCGACGTTCCCCCCGGGGTCCGGGCTGAAGTCGACCGGCATGAGGGAGCCGGCGTCGGTCCGGGCCCAGATCATCCGAGAGCCACAAGACCGACAACGCGAGACCGTCCGGCTCACAACCCACCCCCGGTCGCCCGGAGAGATCCTCCGGCCTGGAGCTCGACCGTGTAGGCGTGCGCATTGAGCCGCGAGGCGACCCGCTCCCCGTAGCGGGTGCGGAACTGGGACTTCTCCATGTTCGACGTGATGATCGTCCGGCCGAGCATGATCCGGCGCTCGACGAGGACCGCGAAGGCCTCCGCCCACCTCGGCTGGCCCGCGGACGGCTCGGTCCCGAGATCATCGAGGACGAGGAGAGAGGTCCGAAGGTTGACCGCCGCGAAGCCGGACTCGATCTCCGTCCGGGTCGGGAGGATCCGTCGAGGGAGCTCCGGAGCGTGAACGACCGATCCGCCGCCCCGCTCCGCAATCGCCCACCCGCAAGCGAGCGTCTTCCCGACGCCTACTCCGCCGCAGAGGAGGAGGATCGGCCGGTCGAGCTCCGCCTCGTACCATCGCCGGACGACGTCTAGCGGCTCCGTCTCGTCGAGGCGGCCGGAGACAATCCTCGAGAGGGCCTGGAGCGGGAGAGAGATCCCCGAGGACGCGAGGGCCCTCGTCCTCGCCTCCCGGGCCTCCTCCTCTCGGAGTCTCCCCTGGACCTCCTCCGGCCGGCATCCGAGCCGAGCCGCCTCCTCCTCCTCCCACGCCGTGGTTCTGGCCATACATGCCGCGATCACCTGGTCGAGCCTTCTCATCCCGTCTCCCTTCGTTTCCGGTCCTCCGCGACCTGGGCCGCGAGTTGATCCCTACCTCCCGCGGAGACCGTCGAGAAGTCGCCGATCCCGGCGCGAGCGGTCCCGACGAGCGAGACCTGGGTCCCGACCCTTTTCGCGAGGCCGCGAGCGATCGCGACGAGGTAGGCCTCCCCCTTGTCCCCGTCTGCGTGACGCTCGACGAACGTCCTCATCGCAGCGATCCCGCTGTCCGGGCCGATCTTCTCGAGCCTCTGGAGCGTCCGGAGCCATACCGAGTCCGCGACCCTCCCGTTCTTCCTCGAGAGGCCGATCCCTTCCCGGGCGGACCTCGCGAGCGTCCCGCCGAAGAGGTCCTCGAGGCGACGGATCTGCACGCTCACGGAGACCCCCTCATCCGCCAGATCGTCGGACCTCTCCGGAGGAGAGTTCGGCGAACGCTCCGAAGGAGCGTTAAACAGGGGACGGGTCGGGTCGGGTCGGGTGTCGGGGGACAGGCCGGGGGAGTCCCCGGGGGACATCGCCCTCTGGCGTCGCTTCTTTTCACGCTCAAGTCCGCGTTTTCTTTCGACTTCTGCCGCGCTTCGGTTGTAGTCCAGAAAGTCGTGTATTTTCCAGTTTAGTTCGAGAGAAACGGGAAACTTTCCGGAAAGTTTCGGCGGTTCTTTCGCGGTTTCTTTCCCGTTTCGAGCCGATTCGGGGATCATCTCCTCGATCATTCCGGCCTCGACGAGGCGGCGGACGAGCCTCCTCGCGGTCCTCCGGCCGACCCCGGCGAAGATGATCCCGAGGTCCTCGTCGGGGATGATCCCGTCGGTCCCGTGCGCGTTCGAGTAGCAGCACAGCGCGACCCAGAACCCGGCCGCTTCCGGCCCGGCGCGAGCTACCTTCCGGTGGTGTCCCCACCCGTCATCGATCCGGCTCCAGACCATGGGTCAGACCGCCAGGGCTCGAGCGTCGATGTCCCGGGCCACGAGCTCGAAGATCTCCGAGCGAGGGACGCCGGACCATGCGGAGAGGCGGAGGACCTGTTCCACCTTCACTGGAACGACCCTCTCGATCTCCCAGGCGGAGAGGAGGGTCGACGAGATCGCGAGGGACGCGGAGACCTCGTCCTGGGTCTCGCGACGGACGGCCCGCAGAGCCCGTAACCACCCGCCGAAGGTCGCGGCGGTCGCCGTTTTTTGAATCGTGATCGTCATGGTCCGGAGCTTAGCGCAAAAAACTCGGGGCGTGGCCTGTTTTTTTCTGGACCCATCCCTCCGGGACTGGTAAGGATCTCCCAGGACATCCGAAAAGGGAGCAAAGCTCGATGAAGGAACTTCGAAACACACACTCGACGACGGTGATCCCGAGGACCGGGACGCTCGTCGTCGTTCAGATTATCGATCTCGCGGAGATCGTCGCGAAGGCCCGCGAGGGGACGGCCGACCTCGGGACCCTCGAGGGACTCTTCGAGGTGGCGCTCTCCCCGACGAGCGGGAAGACGAGGACGATCGCGAAGGCAACGACCCCAGCGGAGGCGGACGCGTTCGTCGCCGGGTTCGTCGCTTGCGCGGACTTCCGGCGGGCCCGGAACCGGAAGGCCTCCGCCTCCGCGCGGAAGGAAGCCGCGAAATGAGCGGACGTCACTGCGAGGCGGGGTGCGGAGCCTGGACCGCTGGGTGGTTCCAGTGGCGAGGGCGCCGGTCTCTGGTCTGCGATTCCTGCGAGCGTCGCCGAGAAGGCGTCCTCGAGTGGGAGGCGAGCGAGGAGGAGAGGTCGGTCTCTCGCGCGGTCCTGCGGATGACCGCGGAGCTCGTCTGCTATCTCCGCCATGAGGACGCCCGGGAGGCCGCGGAAGTGATCGCGGAGCTTCTCCGCGGCGACGAGGTGCCGGGGGTCGAGGAGGCCGTCCGAAGCGTCCTCCGGCCTCTCCTGGTCGATCGGGAGTTCTACGAGCGGGTCCTCGCGATCTCGCGGACGACAGAGGCCTGGGCCCGCTCCGCGGACGACGAGGACGAGGACGAGGAGGAGCGGGAGGACGAACTCCGCGAGGAATGCGGGAATTGCGGAGGGAGCGGCGGCGGGCCGGACATGGCCCTCCGGTGTCCCGACTGCCGGGGGACGGGCACGTCTCGCGAGTGGGCGGCGAGCGAGGCGGAGGCTCGCGCGGAGGCTCGCGCGGAGGAGCGGAGGGACGGGTGGTAGTCGTGGCCCTCGCGGTCCCCGGGTGTCCGCAGTGTCGCGGGACCGGATGGTGTGTCGTCCGGGATGACGAATGTCCGTGTACGCGACGAGACCAGACCCCAGGGGCCCCGCTCCCCTCCCTCCCAGGCTGCGACGCGTCGAGGCTCGAGCGGGAGATCGGGCGGATCTTGATAGCCGCGGAGGCCCCGTTCGCCTCCTACTCCGCAGATCGGCTCTCGGCTCTCGTCTCGGACGGTCGAGGGCCGCGGACCCCGGAGGCGGTCGCCTCCTACGCTCAAGT